CTTTGTAAATACCACGAGACACTATATATTTCCGAACGTTCTGAGTCGGCTCGACGATAAGTCGGGCACGAACCATGCGGACGGAACCAAGTGTGGCGGTGTGTACTCGCTGGACTAATTGTCCAATCGGGATTTCAACAAGGTCCAGGACTTTCTGGATCTGTTGGGCATAGTCTACTTCTCCTGGTAGTGAGTCAGGTAAGTTGACTATGCTCTGAGTTTCAAGTTTTCGGACATTGTGGAGGATACTTGAATCCTTCCGGGTTGACATACCACCGCAGACTGCATGTGCAGTCTTTACGTGATAGAGGTCTTCGACTTCTGTTTTATATATCTCGCCAATCCTACGATAGTATATATCGCGCAGATTGGCGGCTGTTGTGTGCGCGCCACCACGTATGGTGAACTCCGCTAGTCGGTTCTCGAGTGCTTCGATTGCGTCGACGGCTGTGATTGCCATCTTCGATTCGATTCTCGAGTGCATGATCGTCGCGACATTGCGACTGAGATACTGTCCATGTTCACCACGTCTGTGGTCAACACGTAAAAATTCAGCTATAGAACCATAGAAACTTTTGGTTGCCTGCAACCTAATGTTGTACTTCTTAGCATTCAAATGAATGTACTTAAGTGCAATAATATTTTTCATACCCAGTATGACGTCATCGCCGTTATGCGCTGACCTATTACTAGTGTTACTGTCTTTAATAAGACGTGTTGTATATATGTAATTAAGTACAGAATTAATGAATGTGGTTAGTCGCCAGCCACTCATGAGTGTGCCGCGCGACTTATACTTCAGACGTAATCCTACATTATCTGTAATGATCGTGTCTTTGACTGATTGGATGGCCCAGTTAGCTGCGGCTTTCTGGTCATCGGACAGATTGTTTGTGTTAGCATCGACCCATGCACGCATGACAGCTTGCATTGATTCCGTTGAATGTTGACTGTTAAAGTCTTCGAAATCAAGGCAGTACTGGTTGGTGGCATGTAGTACACCTTCAATCTTGGCCGATACGAAGCTGGGTCGAGCTTTCTTACCGACAGGAAATTGTGATGGAAGTGTGTCTTCTACATTGTAAAAGGCGAAGTGCGTAAGGATATATGAAGTTATGTCCGTTCCATATATCGCTCGTAATTTGCCCCATTCGTATTTGACACTCGACCAGACTGCTATCTGTGGTGTGCGGTTGAGAAACTGTTCCGCTTTTACCGTACCCATTTTGATCAGTGCGATGAATTTATTTCTGAGATTCTGATCCTTCTCGAGAAAGGCCAGGTCCTCAGGATACTGTGAGTGGTATGATCCAGATGCAGACCACTGCCACCTGTTCTTCCAAAATTCATCCCACTCCATACGCTTAGCTGGTTCCTTGGTCGCATCGTACTCCGTAAACATACGAAGTGCAGACGTGTACACAGAATCAGGACTAATTGTTACCAGATTGGGTTTGGTGCGATGTTCCATCTCGGCTTGCCAGTCCATGTTGGTCGTGACACGATTTACTAATACATCAAGTTCGAATATGTACCGTAGGTCTAGCGTCGTTAAGTTCTGAAGTTTCTTTGCCGCAACGCTGATTACTTTTCCAAGTTTGGAGAAGGCATCATAATTGGGCATTCTGAACAGGCCGGTTGCAACTACGAGATCAAGTAGCTTCTGTGGAGCTTGACTTGCCCACAGTAACATACCTCCGATCGCCGTCGTCGAAAAGCCGGGCGCCATGTATAATACAGGTTCTGTTTTTGATCGTTGTTTGTCAGTGAGTGCAGAGTATACTTCCTCCGCTAAAAAATGTAGCTGGTGTGTGCCTGATATTTTCTCACGATGGAGATTTTTCAGTATTAATTTGTGCTTCATTTGATTATTAAAAGGAACTATTTCTGGGTGTCTGACTAAATAACTGGTTGTCGACACTAAAATATTTTCAAGAAGGGTCGGCGCGTTATAGTAAAAGTCGCGATCGTCTGCTGCCGCCATATGCACTAATGCATTGACTTCAGGTAAGACTGGCACGAGATAATTATCTACATGGGCGTATACATAGGTGTATAGCCCAACGTTGATTGCTTTGCACGTCATCAGAACTCCAAAGCAATCGTAAACTAGTTCTGGTGCATCGAGCGATGATTCAATGATGTCAATCAAGAAGTGGGTGCAGGATCCGAAGTCGGTCGCTCGAAGTTTTACTCCTCCGACTCGGATGTACCGTGGCATAATGCCTTCGTTCAGGCCAAAGAACTTCTCGGTTCCTTGCCCTGTAACTGCTGTGAGAACGGTGTGGCTGGTTCGCCTAACTGTCCGGTTTCGACCGTAGTTTGGCTTTGTGATAGCACCTCGCCCAACCCGCTTGACTTCGGCCTCGATGCGACACTTCTTACAATCTCCGATTGCAATGTTGTGTCTGCACCAAGCTCTAGCTCCGTTGTCTGGGTCAGGCCTGTTACCTTGACTCCCTCTGGCTTCATCGCGGGTTTGATCAGTCTGTCTGACCGAAAACCCGGCGCCGTAGGGGTCTGAAACGCGATCGCTCTGAACGTCATCGGCTGGGTAATGTATTTTTCGGATACAATACCGATGAGCTCACGTTTCCTGCGTTTAGGCGGAGCTCGGTACACCGAGAGCGGTTTTTGCGATGTTCTATAGACTATCGGTTCTATCGTGGGTTTCTGAATCATTATTTCTATCCGCCCACCGTGAACCAAATGTCCTAGCTGCGGTAGGGGTTGAGTCCTACCTTCGCGTGTGTCACTATGTAAAAATGAATAGTGTCTAAGCGTTGTCGAGTCGAAGAAAATAGAAGCTGGTTCTATTACACATTCGCCTACGTTCGCCCATGGGTAGACTCTATCATTGGTCCTGTCATCGACGAGGACTGCGTGGTGTCCGAAAAGCCTATAGATCTGTGCCACTTTGAGTAGCTCTTCATCTTCGTATTCGGTACCACGCCCTCCTCTGAAGTCAACAGAGTAACTGGATTTGAGGTGCTGCACGACCTCCAGATCTCCTGACATTGCGCCGAGAAGTAAGGAGCCGGACACTGGGGCATAGACTGCGTCTATAATGACTGCCTCAGTAAGTCCGACCTCTTTATTCTTGACCATTACTAGTTCAGTTAGATCCTCGAGAGGTGCAGTGTTCACATAGAAACCACCACCGATTGACATGAATGTCTCAATTTCCTGTCCGGTGATGTTCGCTATGCAAAACGCGCGCATCTGGGGTGTGATGAGCAATTGTAGCTCGTCTGCGACACTAGAATATGCGGTCCGCCAGTTGTCTCTTTGCCTGGCAGCATTGTGTATGATCCCGTACAGACCGTACCACATCGCATAGTTCATTATCGCACCCCGGATGAGCATTGTTGAAGCATTTACCGAGGAGTCTATTAAAAATTGTTCCGTATCAG